CTTGCGGATCTCGTATGCCCAGCCGGCAGCGAACGAGTCAGCGCGCTTGCTGACCTCCTTGCGGATCGCGTTGGCGTAGTCGCTCTTGACCACCCACTGGCGCGAGCTCGGGTTAGCGTCGTAGGCGACGGCCCAGAGCTTGCCGCTCAGCTGCTTGGCGAATTGAGCACGAGCCTTGGCCAGCTGGCGGCCCAGCACCTCGGCGGCGTAGGTGGCCAGGCTGAGTCGGTCCTTCGGGCCGACGAAGACGAACCTTGCGTAGTTGTCCTCCAGCCCGATGCAGCCCCAAGAGTAATTCTTCATCCACATCAGGCGGCAGCCGAACGCCTCGGCGATGCCATGCATCAGCGTATTCTCGTAAGACTTCACCTTCGAAACACTGAACCGGCTCTTGACCGTCTCTTCCTTGATCGATGCCAGGTCGACCGCGTCCATGTCGACGCCGAGGTCGGCCATCATGGCCTGCGCCTTGCCCATGAAAACAGCAGCTTCGTGGGGGTTGGTGGTGCCGTTTGCCTTGGCGATCAGCTTCCGAATGAGGTCAAGCTTTGCATTGTCAGACATGGTGGAACTCCTTCAGCGTGGTTGGTGTGTTCGACCTACCACCTGAAGGAGTCCATGTACACAGTTATTTTTAAGACCTAGAGGTCGAAGCCCTCGCGGAAACCCTGGAACGACGGCCAGCGTGGCTTGTCCTTGACGCCGTGGGCGAAGTACCGGAACTTGACCAGCCGGTCGTGCAGCTCGTGGCGCTTCACCCACAGCTGGATCCGCTGCGCCTCGGTGAACCCCGTCCCCAGCTCGAAGGTCTGACCCTTCAACGGGCCGGTGACGACCTTGAGAACGAGCGCGCCGAGCTGCTCACCGCCGGTCTTGTTTGCCTGGTGGTGCGAGCGGACCTGGTGGCCGAGCTCGTTGACCTTCGCTTCGTTGCCGTTGCGCATCAGCTCGTTGAACCCGATCACACGACCCTCGGCGTCCTCGAATCGCTTGGTCCGCATGAAGGTCTGGTCGCGCATCGTCCCACGCCCGTACTTATAGAGCCCCGTCGGTGACCTCCAGACGACGCCCTCGTAACCGCGAGCCAGCTTCTCGTGCTCGAAGGCTTCGGCCTCAGCGGCCGAGCGGATGAGCGTGTGCTCGACGAGCTCGATCCTCATCTCCTTGCGCTTCTTGGAACCCAGTGAGCCCATGTGCCGGCGGAGACAACGAAGGCGTTCCTCGAACGTCAGGTCCGGGTTGGCCACGTCGAAGACATGCCAGACCGCCTGCGGATCGCCCTCGACGGTGGCCAGCGCCGAACTCGTGGCCCGGCACATGTCAGCGGCGTTGAGCGGACCGACGCGTAGCTCGCCGTCCAGCGTGGCCAGCTCCTGGATGAACCGGTCAAAGTGATCTCTCGTGGCCACGTTCGGGAAGAGCTTCAAGCTCCGCGGCCTGAACCGGTCGAGCATGAGCGCTCGGACGCCGTCGATCTTCGGGGACCCGTAGACGGGGTAGCGCATGAGGCTGAAGTCGGTGACGTCGGCGGCGAGGATGGGCTTCATGGTCATGTCTCCTGGTGGTCGGGTCTGGTGTTGGTGATGGTCACGCCGAACCCCTGGGTATGACTCTTCAGCGCGGCCAGGGTACGGAACCAGCGACGACAGGACGGGCACCGCCACGGGGTTGCCAGGGATCCGGACGCTGACCCGAGACCCCGACCAACGCAGGTCATAGTTTCCCCTTGCCGAGGCAGAGCTTGCAGACGGTCTTGAACTCGCGAAAGCCGACCTGGCGGCGCATGCCGACCCCGGTCCCGTCGCAGCGTGGACACGTGGTTCCCTTGGCTGCCTCACGGAGAGCGCTCATCTGGAGGCGGGCCCGGCTGATAGAGTGGCCGAACTGCAGCTCCTGAAGCGCAGCGTCTCGTTTGGCTTTGAGAAGGTGGAAGGCCTCGGCCGACCCGCCCTGATCGGGGTGAGCCTCCTTGGCAAGCTCTCGGAACCGGGCCTTGACGTCGGCCTCGGTGGCTGTCTCGTCTAGGCCCAGCTCCGTGAGACTCATGATCAGGCCGTCGGATCCGCCAGGACGCGCTTCAGCTCCTGGACGTACCAGTCGACCTTGGTGACGTCTTCGACCGGATCGATGCCCGGCTTTGCTCCGAGGCGCCACAGGTACTTGAGGATCGTGCCGCGGAGCCAGCTGATGTAGCCCTCACGACCGAGCGCCGCTCGCAGAGCCTCGGAGCACTGGACTCCGTCAGTTGCGTAGTAGTCACGATAGCCGTTGTCGGCTTCGCCCTTCTGTGGCTTCTGGCGGTGGCCGGATGACGGCGTGCGAGCGGCGGCCATGTCAGCAGAACGTCTTGTTCAGCCAGACGATCAGGCCCTTCTTGTCGGTCGGGATGTCGATCTCCTCGACCTGGACGTCGGCGCGCTTAAGACCGCCGTCCTTGTGGGCTTCGAGCATGTCGCGCTTGGCAGCAGCGGCGTCGCCCTGGCTGCCGGCGAACTTGTTGAGGGTGGTCTCGCCGTCGCTGGTCTTCAGCTGGGCGGACACGTGGTAGGCACGGGCCATAGTGGCTCTCCTTCAGGCTTTGGGTGGGTGAGGCAAAGAACCGGACCCGCTGTCGGTGCAGGTCCGGCTCCTCGCGGCCGAGGTCAACGCTTACGCGCCGGCTTCGTCCTTGATCCGGCTCTTGACGGTCGAGAGCGCGTCCTTGACCGCCTTCTTGTGGGCGCGGTCTTCGATCTCGCCGGCGTCGGTCGTGGCGTCGCGCACGATGTTGTTGATGCGGGTGCGCTCTTCCTTGGCGCCGCGAGCAAACGCCTTGTCGACCAGCGCCTGGGTCTTTTCGTCGAGTTCCTTGGCCATGAGTGGCTCCTTGTCGGTTGTTGAACAACTTCAGGAGGTCAGCGTTCTCGGCCGGCTCCTTCAGCGCCCACACGCATATCACGCGTGCACACGTTGTACACAGTGAAGTTAGAACTTTCCGCTTGCCTTGCGCTTCTTCGCCGTCGCCTCGATGTGTTTGACGATGCTTCGACGGTCCGCGTTGATCCAGCTGTCCACGTTCCGGAGAATGTAGTAGCGGTCAGACCCTCCAGGACCCGGCAGCGGGTTGCCTTCGTAGGCGAGCGGGATCCCGCTGCGGCGGAGCTCGCGGCCCAGCCCGTTCGCCGTCGTGCCCGTCCGTCCCTCGGGATCGTAAAGCCCGAGCAGGTCACGGTTCGTGAAGAGGTCCTTGTCCAGACTGATGTGACCGACCTTGAGCATCGCGTCCGGGTCCTCGCGGAGCCGGTAAACCCAGTCGCCGAGGTCGGACTTCGTGTCCTGCAGCATCCGGGTCATGGCCTTCGTCCTGAGCGCGTGACCCTTCGGGTTGAAGTCACCCATGTCCAGATTGATGAGGTGGTGGAAGACCGCGGCGGCGCCACCTGACCTGAGCCAGGCGTCATAGCGCTGGTAGAACTCGTCCGGAAGGGGCTTGACCTTCACCTCGTGGATGAAGTAGCGTCGCTCGTTGTCCTCCATGAAGAAGGCGTCGGGGTGGTTGCTCGTAAAGAAATAGTTGATGTAGTCGTCGATCTCGAAGATCGGAACGTACTTGATGTTGATGCGCATCTTCTCCTGGGTGATAAGCTTCTTGAGCGCATCGTTGACATCGCGCTTCGAGCTGCCTGTCACCTCGTCACCGAGAACGAACTGCTTGGCCTCGGCCCAGTCGTTGTTCCCGGCCTGGAGCATCTCCTTGTTGATCTCGACGAAGTTCTTGCCGTAGATCCGGCCCATGGTGAAACCGATGAGGCTCTTGCCGGTGCCGTGGTAGATCCCATGGAAGACGACAGCCGAGAAGAGCTTCGTGCCCGGGTGCTTGACGGGGTACGCGAGCCAACGCTCGAACCAGACCCTGGCCTCTTTCTCCGCGCCGGTGAACAGGTGGTCAAGAAGCTCCTTCCAGAGCGTCAGGTCGCCCTTGGCCGGCGTGCAGCCCCATCCAGGCCAGACGTTGAAGCTGTGACCGTCTCCTCCCTCAGCGACGGGAACGAGCTGCTCCTGGCCGGGCGCGTAGACAAGGCGGTCAGCCTCAGCTCGAAGCGGCCACTTCACCCACGCCGGCGCAGCTGGCACCTTCTTGTAGCTCAGCTCGCCGTCGTTCTTGAGCGTCTGCTCAGTGTAGCTGGCGTGGGCGAAGGCGTGGTCCTTGAAGGCGGAGGGGCTCATCTTCTGGAAGCCCTTGCGACGGACGACAAGGCCCGGGTCCTGGATGTAGATGACTCGG